TCAAGACTCTGGCGATTCGTATCCCAATGGTTTCCTGCAAATGAAGCAACCGTAAGCAGACCACCTTCGTGATACCAAGAAGTCTTATCACCAAGCGCACGATTCTTAACTTCGACAAAAGAATTGATAAACGGAGAATCCAAAACATCCTCGCCAATGCCGGTGTTTACAACCTCTTCAAGAATCTCATACACATCATATTTATTCCTACGGAGAGCCTGATACATCGTCCTGCCCTGTGCAATATCTTTATTAAAAATATCACGAAGATGATTCTCATAATCCCTCTTCGTCAACTTATCATTACGTTCATAATCATTATGAATCAGATCAATAGCAAGATCACAAAATTCATTCTGTGCTTTTGTAAAATTAGCCCTAGACATAATCATCCACCTCCTAAATTACGCTACCGCTTCAAACCGAATTTCATACATTGCATTCGCATATCCATAAGTCCTAATCGGCGTAGAAAGAGTACCACCGATAATACGCTTACGCATAATACGACCAAGCACTTTTGCAGAAGTATTCTTTGTGGTAGATGCCGCCAATTTTCCAGTAGCATTATCAATCGTTACATAAACAGGCGTTGTATTAAAATCTGTTACAGTTGCAACAGTATTTCTGGTAGCAGAAGTAAACCCTTCAATCGTAATACCAATTTCATCACGAATTTTAAGTGTAAATCCACGGAATGGAGTACCAGCTTCAATATTGAACTTATCACGCCGCTGATCCGTCAAACGATCATTATTAAAATTCCACGCTGGATTATTTGCAACAACAATCGTAGCTTTTTCTTTATAACCTTTATTAAACGTATAAATCACGCCGCCCGCATCTTCAAGTTCCTCAATATACCCGATAGTACCATTCTCAATGGTTTCATCACAAACACAATCATAAATTCGTTCGCCATATTTAACACAAGCCATATTAGTAGACTCAAATACAGTGTAAGCCATAACTGTAGCCCTCCTTCATTTTACCTATTAACCCGAATATCGCCATACTTTGTTTTAACGATATTGTTATCTTCATCATTTTCATTAATGTTAACTCCAAGCTTTACATACGTATCTTGTTTAGAAAAATCTGTTTTCATAGAAGATACTTTATTAAGAATACAATTCCTAACAAACAGAACAGAACACTTGGATTCAATTTCTTCTAAAGAATATTCATCCTTCTTATTCTTAATTTCAACGAACTCTTCATTATCGCCAAGTGAATCTTCAAATTTTGAGAACATCGTATCTTTAGCTTCTAAAATTTCTTTTTCTTTAGCCTCTTCTTCTGCGTTCACGTACGCTTCATATTTCGGTTTCATTTCATCAAACTCTTTCTTAATAGATTCATATTCTGCTTTTGTATTTTCAAGTTCCACTTTTACTTTTGAGTAAGAAGAAGTTAAATTAAAAAGTTCTGAGGCATTATCATTTGCAAGTTCTTCAACTTTACTTTCAAATTCTTTTATTTTTTCTTTCGCAGTATTTTCAAATTCACTAATGAATTTGCTAAAATCAAATAAAGAATCAGAAGTAGAACTTCCATCTACATAATCTTCATAAGAAACCTTTTTTCGTTTTCCACATTCAAAATTGATAACTGGCTTATCACCATTTATTGAATATTCAAACCCAATATACTGCCAATTATTTTTTCTATCGAAACAAATAACTTCATTTTCTTGTAAATCACAAAGACTATACCTAGGAACAGAATCGCCCCAAATATCATTGATATTTTCTTGCTCTTCGACAATGTTGCGAATGTCATCAAACAACCCCAGGTGTGTCTGCGCGAAATTAGCATTAGACATAATGCCACCTCCTTGTTGCAGCTTACTATCATTTATATATTTATCAAATATTTCGAAAACAATTTCCTTAATATCTTTTTTGGTCATTTTACAGAAATCTTTTGATACCTTACCATCAGAAATTTTAATAATTGAATTTATCATTGCTGGTTCGATTGATTCGCCCAGAATACAACAACCATAAAAAGAAAAATCAGTAACAACAAATACACCATTTTCGTCTTCATATCCTTCAAATGTTTCTGGATCAAGTTCCATAGAATGAGATTTTGAACATGCATTTGTTAAAATTTCCGCAGCATCTTGTAATTTGCTCCATATAAGACCATCGACACGTAAAAATTCGCGTTCAACTCCATCATCACAAACTTTATTTATCCATCTTGGATTACAAGATTCTGGAATTAAACCATACGCACTTCCGATATATTTATATTCTTCATTGTCATCTTCATCTTCAATTCTTATATATTCATGCCCCGCAAAATCTTTTTCGCCATTTGCAGTTTCTGTTATAAATCCTAAAATAGGTGTATTCTTTATACTGTCTATATTTTTATCAACAACACTTTTTGAAAAAAAACTATTATTGAAATTCAGACCAGTGTGTAGAACATCAATATAAACATTCAAAAATCTTTCATCATCAAAAGTTTCAGAAGAAGCAACAGTAAACTCAACAGGAAGTGAAAAATCTTTTTTCTTCATAAATCAATCACCACCTATCTGTCATTACGTTCTTTATCTTTTGTTATTTCGCCTTCATCACTTATCGTATCACCATTTTCTTCTGCTGATGGTCTACCACCTTTATCATCTGTAGAAGAATTATATGATGTCTGCAACGGCACGAAATTATTATGGAAATCAAATATATCTTGATGGACAATATAACTACCTAATACTTTTGATGGTGTCATATCCATAGATGCAAGCCACTTGTCAATAACGGTAGCGCCCATAGAAATAGATTCTTTATATCTTTTAGAAACATCATCTCGATTAAAAATCGTACTATCAAGAATTGAAACGGCGAATTTATAATTTGACTTATTATATTTTCTAATCTTTATAAATCTATTCAACCATCTTTCAAACTGTCTATAGATTTTATAAATATATCCACAACTATTTTCCATAGAATATTTTACAGCAGTAGCAGAAGTACCTTCATTGAAAAAGATTTTATTGATACCACTTGTATCATATATACTATCAACGGCATCTGATACTTTATTCCTTGTATCGCTAGAATTTTTGAAACTGATTGATTCACCATCCGAACCAAGAGTATATAGCATACCAACATCATCTGGCAAATTAGAATTATTTATATCTGCAAATACTGACAGTGTTTCTGGCGTAAGCATAGGTTTATCAACGGTATTCTTATCAATCGGAACTTGTACCATAATAGCCTTATAATTATCAGTCCTGGCAGATTGTAAATTAAGATTCTTATATACATCCAGATCAAGAATATCTTTTACAAGACCGATTAAAAATGGAAACGGATAAGTCCATTGTTCATTCCATTTAATGCATATTTGCTTATCAGAATCAGGAACATACCAATGGTCAATTTCACCATTACGATATGATTCATACGCATCTTGCAAATAATCCGGATAAGCACAAATCTTGCTTTTATCTATACAGCCTAAATCTATAGCAAAGTTATACAAACCATCTTGAGTCTGATATAATTTACAAATCCTAAAATCAATCTCTACAAAAAAGAAATCTGTAGAACTTTCTGCAACAAGCCCACAATATATATCTTTATAAGGTAAAACTCTCATAATTTTTGAAAACTCATGTTTCAAATTCATCACTTCAAGTTTTTCAGAAAGATTCGTGTACGCTTTCTTTATTGTTTTTGGATTTGCATTTTCTTTAACGCCATATAAATCCAACCACCACTGGAATAAAGCCATATTACTAAACATTGTATTCAATCTATAAAAATGAGTAGATATATGCATTAACTCTATAGATGCTCTAACTAATGTTCTCCATCTTCTCCTAGGATCTTTTAGTGCGAACTCAATATCTTCTAAACTGACTCGCCCGATATAACCATTTTCAAGTACTTGACTTTTAAGGCATACATCATTAATTGCAAGTCTTGAAAACGCTGACCAATTTACAGGTTTGTTATTCTGTTCAGAATATGTAAAACTTTTTTCGTCTCTCTTATAATCATCTTTTGAATACAAAATGATTTCAGTTTTTTCTTCCTGTGACAAAGTCCGCACCCCCTTTCTAAAATTTAATTCGGTCATTGCTTTTGTTTGAGCGGCAATTAAGGGTTTACCACTCAAACAAGAGTAATGAAAAAAGAAGAAAGAAAAACATAACGCCAAACAGGCGCATGCCTATGTATGGTAATGAACCACAATATCTTCATTACAAGATTCATAGGCAAACGAAACCAAAGTACCTTAATACATGATAGGTTTCTTACTGATCTTTTTTATCTTCTGAGCATAATCGCTCATAGTAAATTCATATTTCTTTTGTCGTAAATTTTCTAGTTCAAGCTGATTCATAACATAATAGTTATACATCAAAGAACTATATCTATCCTTACGCATACCAGACTTTTCATAAATCTTTATATTTGTACCATGTGCATAATATTTCAAATTTATCAATTCTCTTATTAAGAAAGTTGTCTGAATATACGGCATCTTATACAAAGCACGTTCATATTCTGGCATTCTTTTATAATCAGGTAATCTTTTTTCTAATGCTTCATCACATTTATCATCCGGAAGCAAAAGATTGATTTTACCATTTTGAAAACCAGAACGTAGCAAAGTACATCCTTCTGTATTGAATGACGCATTTGCTTTGATAGACCAAATAACTTTTGGTGCATTATCAACTTTACAACGTTCAGCCATTGCCTTATCGTTACAACAAGATAGTGCCTCATATAGTTCACCTGTTTCTGGATCCACAATATCTTTCGATAACTCATCATATACAGAAGTTCCAAAAGATTGAGTATCTAATACAAGGTCTGTGCATTTATACCAACTAAATAATCTCCGGATTCTTAATGCCAATTCCTCTGTTCTACACCCTTCTTTATTTTCAAGATATACTATATTGGCAATATAAGAATAATTATTAGTAGGTATTGCGCTATTTATAATAGTCGAACTTGCGTCATTCTTATGTCTTCCGGATGCCATAAGAGCCACGTCTACTGACATAATTCGTCTTTCATTATCTATCAAATCTGGAATTTTCAAATCCCTAGACTTTCCAGTAATATCAGGAGGGAATATCGCATTCTTTAACTTTCTTCTTGCAGTTAATATATCATACTTGAAAAACGAATCCTCTGAATCACCCCAGAACAAGCATTGCATTTCCATCATAAATTTCAATTCATCGAAACCATCTTCGGACATTTCATCCTCAATCTGTTCTCTTGATAGCAAACCTTCTTTTATAGACATTTGATATGGCAATCCACAAACAAAATATTTTTTTGTATCATCAAGCATATTCTTAAAATATGAACGACATTTCTGATAAAAGTCGTGGCTCTTAAACCAAGCTGATGACATATATATTTCTTTATTTCGCTCTTGTAAATGCGAATACTTTGGATTATCCAAATAATTTGGATGCCTTGGTGCCGTTAAGAACCTTCTAAGTACATTATCTACTATATCCTTATCAACCATTCTACATTCATCTATAATAATAATATTGGCTCTTGCAGATCGACCAGAATCAGAAGCAGTTACAACTTTAATATATGAACCATTATAAAATTCAATGATCGCTTTATTAGTACTTACTATATGATAAGATATTTCCCTGCATAAATTCGCTGACCCCCAGGAATAATTTTTCATAAGATCATCTTCAATTTTTGAAAGCACTTCATTTGCTTGCGGTCTTGTTTTTGATGCTACACATATTTTTGTTTTTGGATACAGAATACATCTGATAACTGCAAATATAGCTGTCAAATACGTCTTCGTTTTTGTTATCCTATAAGTTTTTTATCTTATAGTTCTACACCTTTATCATCGAGTGTAGACCAGCATACATTTTTACCCTTAATAAAAGGGTAGTGCGACCTCTTGGATGGATTATATTCTATAAATAGGTTCACCATCTATGCGTTGCCCCTGACTACACTTTTAAATATAGCCTTCGGTTCGTGTTATCCCATTATCTTGAAGGACTTCCACGCTTAATTTCGCACTTATTTTTCAAAATCATTACTGATTAAGCAGGCTTATTCATTTTCATTTTTTACAATTTCGGCTTCTTCTCTCACATTTATTGCTTCTTGTAAATCTCTTGATTTACCAACGTATATTTTCTTGCCATTTATATAAAAAATAACGATATACACTTTGTGACATTTACTCCGATAAACGCCTCGTTTATCTATAAAAATGAATTTAGGCACCTTGACCTCGTGCGGCAGCATACGTTATGTAATTGTTATGCATCATTTCATATATCAATATCTTCTGAAATGTTTTCAATTTGATGTTCAAATAATCTTTTGCAAATCTATGCGGGTTGCTCCTATAATAAGCACATCGCTCTGCAATAGTATTCATAAGATGGTTTCGTTCTTCTCTTTTTATTTCTGATTCAGATTTCTTCTTCATCATTAAACTCTTCACCACCTTGCGACTGTTGTTTTTCTCGTTCTAGTGCAGAACTAAATATATCATCAAATATAGTTTCTGTATCAGTATCTTCTTCATACTCTGGTTTGTGAACAGTATATTGTTCCATATACTCATCATAAAGTTTTGAATACGCATTCTTAACGCCAAGCATTTTATTTGTATGACCCTTGAACATACAATCAATTAGTAAACCAAGTTTATCAACATCGGCTAATTCCGGATCTACTTCTGGGATAGGTCGATGTTCCTCCCACTTATTTATCAATGTTCCAAATGTTTCTTCATCAGAAACATCTACTGCGTCATTCTGCTTCGGTTGCAATTTTGCTGTTTCAAGCAACTTCTGAAAAGTATCAGTTAGATTCTTATCACCACCAGTACGGTTAGCTTTTAACAATTCTAATTGAGTAAAACAAATCTGTTTATATATTTCTTCTTGTGATTTTGTTTTACATTCATGCCTTGCGACCCAATCATCATATTGCTCTTGCAAGAAGATATAATCATCACGATGGAATCCGCCACCCCAGAAATGTATCATGCTTTCAGTCACACCAGCAGATAGAAGAGTAGTTTCATCTTCATCATTATTTTTGGATGAAGTATCAAGTTTCATCGTCAATTCCATATCTATAGTATCATCGTAAGTTTTCCCTCTGCTAGCACCTATGCCAAATCTTTTGAGATACCTTACCAACATACTTAGTTTATTATCTTCTTTGAGGCATAAATTAAATAT